GAAGGTTCAGCAAACCGAAGAAAATCTTAATCGGATCATTGCTGATCAAGTGAGCCAAATTTGGTCACTTCAGCTTTGCGACGGAAGTTTCTTTGTTGTTAATCGTGGCAATCTTTCCGGCCAATCAGATACCCTTACTTTCAACGATTATGTGAACCATTTTTGCTTCGTATATGCTTACTTCCGTCGAAATTTTGACCTTGGAAGAAAGCTCGATGAAATTGATAATCTCGAAGTCGAAGCCTCTTACAGGCTTTGTACTTGTGGAGACGACAATTGGGCCCGCTTTGCGAAATTCCTCAAAATTGGTTTCGAAACGGTTCAGGCTTATTTTGCTGAACTTGGTATGTTGTTAACACCAGCTGATAAAGGCCTTGGTGGTGACGACGCCACCTTTTGTTCTCGTTCAATGGCTGAAGATCCAGCTACAGGTTTAGTATTTCCCTGTCTCAAAAAGACGTCCATCGAAAGACAACTCCATTATACTGTCGACTTAACTGTAGACCAGCTAGTGGAGAACTTTAAGTGTGTGCTTCTTGAAGCTGCACTGTGGGATGAAGCATATTATAATTCCATCAAGGATGATGTGGTTCAACAATGTAAAAATTTGAACAAGAAATTTGGCGACCTTGGCACAAGAGTCCAGCGCATGATTAAATTCAAACCCTATCAACTAGTTAGAACTCAGTGGGAACGATATATTCGTGGCACTGAGGATTACCCAGAGATTACGCGCCTGGACGCGACTACCGAAAATAATATTACAGATTTTGTTGATACTGCAACATTAGTTGAAGTTGTTACTAATTCCCAAGAGAAATACAAACCTCCGCATAAGCGTAGAAACCGCAAATCTACGATTACCCCAAATATGTCACAAGTTTTCCCTTGGCCGGATATTGTTCCGATAAAAACCGAGTCTCCTACTGTCGTCGCTGACGTAGTTCTCGAAGTACCCGCAGACGCTACTGCTCCAGGAATTTATTCTACAGGAGGTCTACGGGCAAATTACAATCAAATAGGTGGTGGACTAGGGCCCGTGATTCAAGCAGACCCGGATCCAGCTCAACTTTTTCCCCAGCTCCGTTCTGTCCCGAATTTCGTTCGGCCAAGTTACCACCATTATCTCGAGTTTGGTACTGCTGCCTTTAAAGGCCCAGAAGTAAAGATAAGCGCAAAAGTTTACGCTATCCAACCAACTCGTTTTACAAGTGGCAATTTTACCGCCACTCTTGAGGCTATCAAATTGAGATTTAATCAATATTTTGGTAGCATTCCGAATACTTTCAGGCGTGAGCTTTGGAATCTCGAATATTACGTCGAGGATTGGACAGACACTACGTCAGGCTTCATGGTCGTTAAAGACGTTACTCATAGAATGAGTGGAACACCTGTGCCAATTAATGGCAGCTTTAACGATCAGTCCGAACCTCAGCTTAAGCTCCAACACCGCAATATGCTGCAATCCCGCACTGAAATCGATCTCGCTACGGCGAGCTGCCCGAAAAGCGAAATTGTCCCAAACGGTGTCAGATTCCGTCAACCCGAAATTTGGCGCGAGGATGATGTCCAGTATTCGCGCCCGCATACAGATGCTGATTTCGAGGTGTCGGAATATATTTTCCAACGCCAAGCCCGCGACCCAACACTGATTGCTGAGGATTATGAGCGCTTGATTGACCTCAATTATGAGATTCCTGTCAATTCCGTTGCTCGTGCTCGCTATTTCCGCGAGCAAGGCCTTGAACATCGTGATGGCCAAATTGTTGGCCCTTTTGTTTTTCCTCGTCCTGAAGAAGAAGAAGATATCGAAGATCGTTACTATGACGATGCTTTTGAAATCGAACGTGAGAACAATGCTCCGTTCGAAATGGAAGAGGAATATTGGGAAGACTGGCAAGAAGAAGCCTATATCCCGATGAGAAATGGCGTTGACCATCCTAATCCAGCACTCAATGATGCCGAACCCTGGGATAACTGGGGCGAGATTGACCTTGAGAATCCGGGTCCTTTACACCCAAACTCCGACACAAGATACTTTGAAGACCTTTTAGATGCCGGAGAGAATGTTTTCGTAAACTTCAGTGGATACGGAACTACAGCCCCTGTGTGGGCACACCAACACGATGACGAGAAAGAAGTTATCGTTCAAAACATCTTGGAAGAGGTGTTTCCTTACCCAGTTGCTAAAAAGATAGCTACAACCTACACCCAACTGAACCAAGCCGAGCTAGGCCAAGACCTAGCGTTTCTTAGTGAATCGTTGAACCCTGACATACAACTCTCCTCGGGGAACCGCTATGATCCTAGGCGTGGTCTATTCCCTCGATTAGATGAGGTTGCTAATCATATTCGTATGCAATCTTTGATAGACTCACACTACGATGGGAGGCGAGTAATCGTACTGCCAAACTCCAATCGTAATGTGCCGACAGACTTGGTCAAGGCAAAGCAACTCTTCCAGGAATACAAAGAAAAAGCAGATGCTGCCCATGAAGTGTACGAACGCTTTAAGGAAGGGATTGGATATGTGGATCATCACATTTATTTCCATGAACATCCAGATCAACCGGATGCACCACCGCGCACTGGCGATGTCGCCTATGCGCGTGAGCATAGATCCCTTCTCGTCCAACTTTATGGCCCAGTTCCTCCTTTCACTACGTTCAAGCAAGTCGATGAAGCTTTCTTTGGCTTAGTGCAGCCTCATGTGAGGTTGTCCATTGTTGCTTTTTGGCGCACGAATGTGTTTGCGCGCCGGCAAGTGGATAACCTATATAAGGCCATTATGGCGATTCCAAAGCAAGACCATGATGAGTTTATTGTGCATTTACCCACCATGATAGGTTCTTTGGATCGTGCGTATGAAATGGAGAATCCTGGTCCCATAATACCAAATATGGATGCCGAGGGTGGCACTAAATCCATGCAACCCGTTATTCCAGCTACGGAGCATGAAGCTGCTTCAGGACTTTTACCCATGAGAGGTGATATGCCTGCTTCTTCCACAGTTGCAGGGCAGATCACGATGCCCAATACACCTAATGTCCGCGCGTCGCGGGACATGCCGGCTCAGCAGCCGTTGATGTCAATGGTAGGTGGCCC